TGATGGGGTTTATACATTCCACGAAACGGGAACATTTAATTTTAATATATATTTACAATATGGACGGACGGGCGCAGCTGGAACGTCGCATTTGTTGTTTCGCTCAATGCTTGACCCAAATACTGGAACGTATCAACCTGCTGGCACAACAATTCCGCAATACATAGCAAATGCAAGCGATCTCAAGGTTTTAATATTGACTCTCCCTGTTGCTATTACAGTGCCAGAAACCAAATTGAAGCAGGAGTTAATACGCGACTCATCTGGAAATGATAGCGGTGATTTGGTTAGCCATACCCCTGCTGACCCACAATTTGGAATATGCCCATGTTCACAATTAATTATTTGGAGAAATAAAACGTGATTATTGTTGAAGATGGCTCGCAAGTAGCGGGCGCAAATAGTTACATTAGCGAGTCGTTTTTGGCAACTTATGCTGAGGATAGGGGAATCACTTTAACTCAAGCGGCTAGTGCTTTGATTTATCGCTCAATGTCGTATATTGAGACTCGAAGCTATCAAGGCAATAAGGTGTCTGAAACACAGTCACTACAGTGGCCACGTAATGATGTCTATATTGATGATTTCCTGTTTCCATCGGATATGATACCAATCGAGTTGCAAAACGCTCAGGCTGAAACATGCCTAAGTATTGACCAAGGTAATGACCCAGCAGCAACAACAGACCGAGCAGTTAAGCGTGAAAAAGTGGATGTTTTAGAAGTTGAATACATGGATAACGCTAGCAGCAAACCGACTTACACAAGCATTAACATTTGGCTTGATAAGTTGCTCCAAGGCGGTAGTGGTAATGGCTCCATTCGTCTGTTTCCGCGCAGAGGTTAACTATGGCTGACTATTCAGGCTTTCAGGCGTTAGCAACAAGATTACTTAGTCAATTTGGCAAGCCAACAAAACTAACTAGACCCATTCGCAGCGATAAAGTAGATCCGCGCACAGGCCGACTAATCAGCTCAAATGATGGCGTTTTTAGCAATCAAACGATGGTTAATGATGCATTTACAGCCAATGCTGTTTTTACTAATGCTAAACGCTACGAGTATCAACAAGGGGTGGTCCAGCGTGGAGATAAAACAATATTATGGGATGGTGTCGAGCCATTGATCGGCGATAAATTTGATAAGTATCGAGTAATGGAAGTGGAGCGAATCGCACCCGATGACCTGCAACCAATTATGTATAAAATTTTAGCGAGAAAATAAATGAGCCTAAACATAATTCAAGCCACTTTTGATACGCTAATATATGACTTGGCAGAAAGTGAAGGCTGGGAGTTAATTTTGGAAAATCAAAAGGCAGACCCAACGGTTAACCACATCATGCCTTTTATTTTACCAACGAATGCTGTGCCTATTGCCAATACAACTGAGTCCACAGTTAGATATACAGGGGTTTATCAAGTTAGTCTATTTCAGAAAAAAGGGACTGGCACGGAATGGTATAGACAAGCAGCTGACAAAATCATTGAAACATTTAGGCAGGGTAAGTTTTTTGACAATGATTGTATAAGAATTAAAAGCTCTTATGTGTCATCTTCAATCAGCTACAATGATTTATTTATGCTTGCCCCGATCACCATAAATTATGACGGGCTTTATTGATGGCTATAATCCATGTAATTTCATTCAACCAAGCGATGAACATTCTTAATGCTGAAATGAGGCAAAAAGTTAAGAATGTAACGCTAAATTCGGTTGAGGAATTAACGGAAAAAGTGGTTGATGACACGCCAGTGGGCGACCCCAGTCTGTGGAGTATGCCAGCGCCAGCAGGGTATGAAGAAGGTACGCTCAAACACAACTGGAACAACTCGCTGTCAGCCGCAATTGTATCATTTGAGCATGAACAAACAGTGCAAACAGAACAGGTTATGAATAGGCTAAGGCCTGTAATTGATAACATGTTCGGAAAGAATTATTATTTAACTAATAACACGCCATATTCTGAGCGAATAGAATACGCTGGCTGGTCTACTCAAGCACCGTTCGGCATGGTTCGCAAAAATGCGGCATTATTTCCACAAATTGTAAGAAACTATGTAAACTTGGAGAATGCCTAATGGCTAACGAAAATCTAATTAGTAATGCTGGTACTATTATTTCAATTTCAGCAAGCCAGCCTGCAACAGAAGACCAAGCGGGTTACGCGGCTTTAACTTACACGGTGATTGGCTCAATTATTAACGCTGGTGAGTTGCCAGATGAGGCTGGCGAAATCACGTTTAACACTCTTGATGAGCGTGTAACTCAAACATTAAAAGGCAATATCAACCCGGGCACACAAACCCTAGAAATTGGTTATGACAAGGGTGACGCGGGTATGGTGTTGTTAGTCGATGGTACAACGGGCGCAGAAATTGATACGCGACACAGCATCAAGGTTGAAACTAAAGCAGGCGACATCCGCTATTATCAAGCGTTGATTATGTCTGCAAATATCAGTTATGGCACAAGTGAAGATGTAGTTACTGCCACAGCTAATATCAAACGTGTAACTGATTTCGTGGAAGCATAATTATGGATTTTGCAGGATTAGATACTAAGACACTGAAACGCGATGCTGAAAACCTATACCCAATGCGGTTGAAAGACCCTAATGGCGATCCAACGGATGCAACTATTTTCATAATTGGTGCAAACTCAGAAGAGTATGTTGCAGCAGTCGAGAGGTATAACAAATCAGCTCAACAGTCTAGTGATACTATTGAGTTATTTGCTGCTTGCATTAAGGGTTGGGAAAACATTCAGCTGGCTGGTGAGGAATTGGAATTTACCCCAGAAAACACGATCATGTTTTTAACTCAATTTGAATGGGTTAGCCGCTGGCTGCTTGAAGGTTTATCTGACTATAAAAATTTTACGAAGCCCAAAGACAAAAAATAATACTTTATTGTCGACAGTTGGGCTATTTGCATAGTGTGCCGACGGGTGCAAAAGACAATAGGCCGAGAATTGAAACAATCGGCCTTGAGTTACCAAAGATTGAGTCAAACTACAATTACATATTAGAGATATTGTCTGATATTGGGCTATCTAAATGTGATTTTGCAGCAATACATGCATACAGCCAAGCCATGCAGTTACCATTGGATACTTGGACAGTTAGAACGCTAGCGCTATGCTCGCAAGCATACAACAGCGAATACCATTCAGACAGCAACAAAGCTCCTTTTGTTGACTCTGACAAGGCAAATAAACGAATTGAAGACATATTTTTTGGGCGGTAAACATGGCTGATTTAGTAGTAATTGGATTGCAAGTTAATACAAGCCCAATGGATAACAGCTTGCGCTCTAGTGCTAGTAAGCTGGCCAAATGGGGTGCGGCGGCAGCGGCAGCGGCAGGGGTTGCAACAACGGCAATTTTAAAAGCATCCGCTGATAGTGCCAAAGAGTTGAAAAACCAAGCGGCCATCGCTGGCGTGACAACCACTCGACTGCAAGAATTGGCGGTAGCTGCTGAATCTGTGGGAGTATCTCAAGATAAGCTAGCAGATAACTTAAAAGACGTTAATGACAAGGTTTCTGACTTTCTGCAAACGGGTGGCGGTGAGTTGCAGGACTTTTTTGAAAATATTGCCCCGCAAGTTGGTGTAACTGCCGATGAATTCAGAGGGCTGTCAAGTGATCAGGTGCTTGGCAAGTATGTAGATACACTCCAAAAAGCCAATCTTTCACATGAAGAAATGACCTTCTACATGGAGGCCATCGCCAACGACTCTACCGCGCTAATCCCATTATTTAGAGATAATGCCAAAGCTCTAAATGAAATGGCTGATGGTGCTCACAATGCCAACTTAATACTTAGTGAATTGGATGTAGAAAAGCTTTCGCAGATGTCCAAGACATTTGATCAAGTCGGTAGGCGAATAAAAATTATTGCTGACACGTTTTCCGCTGAGCTGGCACCAACGATTCAGGTTTTGGGTTCTTACTTTGTTGATGCATCAAGTGATATGGATGCTGTGCGAACAGTAGCGAACGCTGTATCTGATGCAATATTTTTTATTATTGACGCTGGCGCGGGTGTTGTGCGGGTGTTTGATGTGATGGGTGAAGCGATTGGTGCGGTTGCGGCAGCAGCGGTAATTGAGCTTGATGTCATGAAAAATGACTTTAAGAAAATGGGGGAAGCTGTAAATCTTATCTTCATGGAAATAAAGTTATTTGGTGCGAAAGCAATGAATGGCTTAGCTAATAGTGTCGCCAAGGAAATAAATAAAATTATTACAGGCTTTAATAAGCTTAAACCGGGCGAAGGTCTTCCGCTGATTGTTATTGACGATATGATTGATACCAATCAGCTGCAAGCAAAAATCCAAGGCTCAAAAGCAATTATCAATCAGTTGATCGAAGACAACAAAAGGTTGCAAGAGAAACAAAAAGGTATTTTCTTTGATGCCATTGGTCAAATTGACGCGATTCTACAAAAGCCCATGCCGAGCGAAGCTTTACGAAAATTGCGTGATCAGTTTCAAGCAGCGGCAGAAGCGGCAACAGAAACATCAGAAAATATTGAAAGCAATGCTGATAGCGTAATCAGTGGTACTACTGCTATAGCTGACGCAGCACTACAAGCATTAGAGCAATCTCTATTAACTCAACAGCAAATGCTAGAAAATCAGTTTCAGAACAATCTATCTATGCTTGAAGCTGCGACTGATGAAGAATTAGCATTGATCGGCGGTCGTAATGCAGCAATTGAGGCATTAGAGTCTCAGCATATCGAAAGAATGACTGAACTAATTAATACAGAGCGTGACGCTAGGCGAGAAGCCTTATTCTCAACTGTTAGTGACGCTCAAAGTGCGGCCAATTCAATGTTTGGTATTTTCGACATACTTTCTCAAAATGAATTAAGCTCAATTCGCCACAGGCAAGATATCATCGACAAAAACGCACAGCACAGAATCAATTCTGACAAGAATCTAACCAAAGCCGAGCGAGAAGAAATATTGCAGCGTGCAGAAGATGAAAAGAAAGCTTTGGAGGCATCCGCGCGCGAGCAAATAA